GGATTTATGCTCCGTTATCTCTACGTAAGAACCCTACCGCTCAAGTTTGTTCGGATGCGGTTGGTCAGTGGTTGGCTGACGGAACCTCGTTTGAGCAAACGATCAGCAACGCACCATTCTGTGATTTCATCTCTGCCCGCAATGTCACGGGTGGTGGTGAGCAGATGGGTCAGTATTTGGGTAAGGTCGTTCGTTGGTATCAGTCAAACGATGCTGCGCTTGAACCTATACGTTACGCTAAGAACAATAACAAGGTTCCCAAAACAGACGGTGCCCGCGCCTGCATGACATTGCTTGACAAGGTTGCTCATCCGGCAGACCTTGACTACGTATGGTATCGCAAAGAAGCTATCAAGATTGCGATTGCGGTTGGTTGCTCAAGCTACTTGACTGCTGAGGAACTCGCTTTGGTCGCTCCTCCCCTTAAACAGCCTAGGAAGAATAAAAATGGAACACGGTAACGCTAGAACGGTATTTGTCGTACAGGTCGATAACAATAAGGATCTGTCTGACGCTAAAAAGTACGGTCAACTGAGGGCTGTGTTCGGTAAACCGCGCAAACCCTACGACACCGCAGGCATGATCGCCAAAGCGCGGCGCGTGTTGGCCGACTGGCAGTACGGTGATCACCTGTTGATGATCGGCGACCCGGCATTGTGCGCGGTCTGTATGGCTGTGACTAGTGAGCAGCACGACGTGGTTAACTTGCTCAGTTGGGATCGTGATAGTTTTCAGTATGTACCCCAGCGTTGGGACTTCGGTCAGATGGGGATTGATTTTGACGATTTCGAAACGGCGGATGACTAACCGCCTCAACTCAGAAAGGAGAAACAAAAATGTCAAAAGAGAAATCATGGCAAGATACACTTCGCCACGGCAAGCAGGAGATCCCTCCTCGCTTAGTTATTTACGGCGGACACGGTATCGGTAAGAGTACGCTGGCTAGTCAGTTTCCGGCCCCCATCTTCATCAGTACGGAAGATGGTCTGGACTCGTTGGACGTGACTAGCTTCCCTCGCGCTGCGAATATCAATGAAGTGGTTGAGAGCATCAAGACCCTCATCAAAGAGGATCACGATTTCAAGACCGTGGTTATTGATTCAGTTGACTGGCTGATTGAGCCGCTGATTGTTAGCAATGTTGAGTCGTCTCACGACGCCAAAGACCTTGCCTACGGTAAGGGTCAAATGCTCGTTGCTGAGGAGTTCCGCGAGATTTTGCAAGGCTTGGACGTGCTGCGCACTAAGCGCGGTATGAACGTGGTGCTCATCGCTCACTCAGCGGTCACCAAGTTTGAAGACCCGCGCACTGAGCCGTATGACCGCTATCAGCCTAAGCTGCCTAACCGCTGTAACGCTCTGCTGCAAGAATGGGCAGACGTGATTGCGTTCGCTGCGTTTAAGGTTCTCATCCGTAAGTCTGACACTGGCTTCAACAACCAGAAAACTCGCGGCGTGACTACCGGCGAGCGGCTGCTTCACTTCGTTGAGAACCCGGCATACGCTGCTAAGAATCGCTATAACTGCCCCGATGAGATTGAAATGACCATTGCCAATCTCGAAAAACTCATTCCCATCGCTAAATAACTCAAGGAGAAAGTACCATGGCTAAATTTGGTTTTGACGTCTCTGACGTCGCCCCCGACACCGGTGTTACTGGTGGCAGCTACGACCCCATTCCTGATGGTGATTATTTTCTGAAGGCTCTTGAAGCTGAAGAAAAAGCTACTTCTAAGGGTGATGGCACGTACATCAAGGTTAAGTTTGAGGTCGCTAAAGGCGAGTACTCAGGTCGCCTTCTGTGGCAAAACTTCAACATCAATAACCCGAGTGAAAAGGCGCAGCGTATCGGTCGCCAGCAACTTGTCGCTTGGGCTACGGCATGCGGTAAGCCAGACGCTGACGACACTGACAAGCTGCTTGACAAGCCGTTCCGGGCTGCTGTGTCAATTGAGAAAGGCACCGGCGGTTACGCTGACAGCAACCGCATTAAAGCCTTTTTGTTTGATCAGGGTGACACGCCTAAGGCCGCAGCGCCTAAGCCCGCCACGGCACCGGCACCCGCCGCTGCTAAATCCGCTAACCCCTGGGATTAAACCATGGTAGCCATCCCGCCTAGACCCGAGCAGCAGATCGTTAATCGCGTTTACGCTGCTTTTCAAAAAGAGAGAGCAGGCTCTGACCTGTACCTCGGGCGGCTTGGCTCATCTTTTATAGGTGAAGAATGCATCCGACAAATATGGCTTGACTGGCGAGGTTTCGCTCGTGAGCAGTTTGAAGGACGCATTCTTCGTTTATTTGAGACGGGGCACCTGCAAGAAGCACGCATCATTGATGACTTGCGTCGCGCAGGTTTCGCGGTATGGGACAAACAGGAGGACGGCGCGCAGTATCAGTTTATTGACGCGTCCGGACACTTTATCACTAAGGTGGACGGTGTCATCAAAGATGTTCCCGATAGCGATAAGCCGCACGTGCTCGAGGTGAAGACGCACAACAAGAACAGTTTCAGTTCGCTCGTCAAGAAAGGCGTTCAGTACGCTAAACCAACACACTATGCGCAGGTTCAAATCAGCATGGCGTTGGGTGGGTTTACTCGCGCTCTTTACGTAGCTGTCTGCAAAGACGATGAGCAGTTCTATGTTGAGCGTATCCGCGAAGACAAGGCTGAGCAGGCCAAACTGCAGCAGAAGATCATCAAACTGACCGAGGCCCGGCTCCGCCCGGCTGGTATCAGCGACGACGGTAGCAGCTTCGGCTGCAAGTTCTGCAGTATGAAAGCTGTTTGCACTAAAGAAGTGGAACCGTTAACTCATTGCCGTACATGTAGCATGTGTACGCCGGGGCAAGAAGGTAAGTGGGTCTGTGAACTTAACCGGCACACCTTGACGCTGGATGAACAGCGTAAGGGTTGCGAACATTACGAGGCCTTATGATTACGATCGGTATTGACCCAGGACTTAGCGGCGCTATAGGCGTACTCAAAGATGGTGCCTACGTTGCGGTGCTGGACATGCCAATTGTGGCCAAGGGGTCTGGTAGCGTAAAGAACGAAGTCGACCCCGCTGGGCTCATGACCCTGATCAGGCAATACGCACCGGCTGATAAAGCTGCATCTGTTGCGCTTGAGCGTGTCAACGCGATGCCTGGGCAGGGGTCGTCTTCAACCTTCAGCTTAGGTGATAGCTTTGGTTGTGCCCGGTCGGTGGTTGCGGCGTGTCGTTTTGGACTCACCTACGTCACCCCGACGCAGTGGAAAAAGTATTTCAAGTTAACCAGTGACAAAGAACTTTGTAGGGCGTTAGCGGTTCGCATGTTCCCCGAGGCACCGTTGAACCTTAAGAAGCATGCAGATCGTGCCGAGGCGCTCCTTATGGCACGTTGGCTATATGAGGTACGCTACAAATGATAGAAACACGTATACAAGGCATCCCCTGCTTGGTAGAGATGACTAGCGGTTCTTACCAAAAACCGTATAGCGGTAGCGCATACAATTGCGAAACTGATTGGGATTATTACGGCGGTTGGTCTGACGTTGAATATCAGGTGTATGACCGCCGAGGTCGACCCGCACCGTGGCTTGAGAAGAAGATCACACCCAAAGATGATCAAGAAATAATTGAATTGTTGATTGAAAACGCTAGTGATTGAGAGGACACATATGGAAATATATCAACCCTTATGCCCATGGCATATTAGAATTGGCGACATGTTCATTTCACCCGGCCCCATACCCGGTGGTGACAAGGTTTGGATAGGTGAAGTCGACGGTGCTGAAGGTGGAGAGTTTGACACCAAAGATTTAGCGCCTCTGCTCCGTAAATTCTATGATGAGAACTTCTGATGAACCTAGTTTGCCCCCTCCCCCCGCTAAAGGTCTATGTTCGCGCTGAGTATCTCTACGATCATCAGTCTCACCATGGTGAGTTTGTTGAAGGTATATGGTGCAGCGTCAAAGCGATACGTGGCCAAGCGTTCCGCTTTGAGACTTACTTGCCAACTTACGGCGCTCTTTACGATAAGCTGCCGATCAGCGCCTTTATCGCCGTAGACTCTAAGAAACCCGGTGATGAGCCGCTGCTAGACCTTGATGTGCTTGAGATCTGGGATGCGTTGTCATATTATGTCACCGTAATTGACAAACCCCTGCTTAAAGGTCTACGCGCAGAGTTCTACGGTAAGGACGGCAAGATGCATCCGGGTGAATATATGTTCACCTTAGACAGCTGTAACCCTGACCCGCGCATCCCTGACTTTACGTTAAGCGAGACTGCCGAAGACCACAAGAGTTACAACTTGCTTCAGCTTGACAACGGTCAGTTTGCCTTGCAGCCAAACAACCGCTGCCGGTTCTATGACGCTGCGTTCAACCCGAAAGAAATGAAGTTTCCTGATTTCAAAGTCGCTACGCGTAATTACAGCGTTGAAGACACCGCTAAATGGAGACTCGGAGATACCGACGATGTGATGTATGGCCAACGGACTGACATTTAAGTCTTGGGTGGTGGATGAGATGTTGGGTGTATATAGCTGAATTGCTGGGTCCTGGCCTTCACTGGTTTAAACCCCAAGAACTATTTTTGCGCGCAATCGCTCAGGCTGAACGTGACGGACAGCATGATGCGGCTCATCACATCCGCATCATACTTGAGAACCGAAACCGGGTAATGATGGAGAAACAAAAAGAAGCCCCGCCGGAGCGGGGCTAAGTGGCAACTACCCAAGGGGAAAAGGTAGTTGAAGTTTACCTCAAGTTTGGATCAGAAAGGTCTTTCTGCTTAACCATTGCCGGGCCTGGGGCGCGACTGTTCCTTTCCATACGCTCAATATCAGCCTCAATGTCTGGGCCAGTGATGTCAGACGGCATGTCAATTGTCTGCATGTCGGCTTCAATGTTAGCTTCTGGCATTGTTTCATCAATCGGCGCTGACGGGAATGCCGCCGTGGTACCGGTAGTGAGACCCAACTCTTTACGCGTAACTTGAGCTGCTTTAGGGATAGCTTTTTCTGCTTCAGTCTCAAGCAGCTTGACCGCCGCTGCGACTTCTACCGGATCACTTGACATAAGCAATTTGGCAGTTTTCTCAGCAATTTCATCAGTCATAGTTGCGCTACGTGCGATGCGAGAAGCCATTTGGCTGAGGGAACCCATAAAACCACCGGTAATCGCATCACCAACCATTTGACCAACGCCGGGGCCTTCTTCAAAAGCCTCACGCGCAGCCGTACGACGGCCAGTAGCTGAACCGCCGAGAATACGGTTAGACTGTTGGAACAATTGAGACTCACGCTCAAGAGCCGACTTGAACAACTCAAACTTGGCGGGGCTGTCAAACAGCGGTTGCAGCTTTGCTTGCATTTCCGGAGCACCGATAATGCGTTGGGCAGCATTCACGTTACCTGACGGCTTCATGATCCGAGAATAAATGTCACGCACTACGCCGGTTCGGAATGCGTCAAGTTCAGCTGGGCTCATGTCTTTAGTCAGGTTTATAACCTCTTCATGATCCATTTTGCCAAAGTCATTCATACCTTTACGCATAGCGGTAGCGACTTCAGCGTCACCGCGATAAACAGCGCGAGCTTTAGCGAAATCAGGAACGACTGAATCGAGAGCGTCTAAAAACTCATTTTTCTTCAAAACGTAAACGCGTCCTAATGAAGACACTTTATCGGTTACAGGGTCAGTTTCATTTTCAATCAAACGATCAATACCGCGTTTAACTTGGTCTAGAGTCTCAACGGTCGGCACAAACTGCTTGACTTTTTTACCCGTGGCTGGGTCAATCATCTCGCGATAAAGGTCTAACTGTCGACCTTCGGCACTCAGCAGTTCTTCAGCTTCTTTAATACCTTGCTTAAACTGCGGCAGTTCTAGGAACTTGAGCACTTCTGGGTTGGTAACTTCTCCGTAAGAGTATGCTTGTTGGTACAGCGGATCAGCTTTAATGCGCATTTCATTTTGAAGTTTTTTCAAATCGTCGTAGTAGTTACCGCCGCCGATACCTTGTTTTGCCTGCGTATAAGCGCGCTCACGCGAACCGAGCCGCTGACGATCTAGCGCTTCTTCAATAATGTCAGGGGCTGTGCCGCTACGCTGGGCAGCAGTCTCAGCGAGTCCGACAGTTGGACGGCTGACGTTAGCGAGAGTTGAAGGAATGTTGCGTGCACGGTCAGCAGCGATAACGTCTGCGGCCTGCTGCGGAGTCATACCAGATTGCTGCAGAGCCGTGTTAACCTTACCCGCAGCGCGCTCAGTGATGAGTTCTTCTGTCGGCGCAACCCGGTCACGCAGCCAGCGAGTAGCCGCCCCACCTCCGCGGATTACGGCAGGAGCAGCAAGACCAACGCCAGTGCCAATTATTGCCCCGGTAGCGGCACCGGAGCCGCGTTCACCGGGCTGCGCAGAACCCGCACCAGAGATAGCGCCAGTGGTGGCCCCGGTAGCTACAGTACGAGTCACCGGGTTAGCAGCCAAAGCACGCAGACGGTTGAGAGCACCCGCAGTGCGTGCAGCTGTCACCGGAGCAGCTGCCTGACCGCCGGGCACAAACACTGAGGCCGCTACCGGCAGCATCCCCCCGGTGAATTCAAGCGCCGGAGCAACGAACGGGTTCTCTTTAGAATACTGAGCGTAATCGCGATTGATCTGCGCCAGTTCTGCCTCGTACCCTTTGCTGCCCGGCAGTTTAGAGCGCAGCCATGCTTCGGCTTCATCACCCCAGCCCATACCCAGACCTTGGCCGATAACAGCGCGAGCCGCACCAACAGTTTGACTTGCAGGTTTACGTTCCGGCATTATTCGGTACCTCCTGAAATCCGGCCATACATGCCGGAGGTGATGTCTTCAAGACGACGCTGCTGGCGGGTTTTACCACTCTTCAAACGAGCGTATGCGGTGCGCAGAATGTTAGCGCGCTCTTCAACACTCTTAGCATCAAGACCCTGAACATCTTGCAGCAATTTGATGTCGCTGTCAGACAGAACACCCTTAAGTTTCTCAGACGCCGATGAGATCATCTCGTTTTTGAGCAGCCCCTCAAGAGTGCGAGTGTTAAGCAGCTTGGGATCCTTAGAACCAGCAGCTTCAAGCGCCTTACGCTTAACAAAGTCTACCGTAGAATTGTCAAACGTATTCGGGTTCAGCTTATAAGCCTGACTGATCAAGTTCATAGCGTTATCAATAGAAGCCAACGAGTCTTCTGTACCGCGCTTGAGTTCGACCTCAGCTGGTGTCAGCTTACCGCTCTGCTGCTGTTTCAACGCTTGGTTCTGTTGAGCAAGAGACAAGTTACCGATTAGCGCATTTATCTGCGCCATCTTCTGCTCAACATTCAGTTCAGAAATCTGAGAAACACGTTTCTGGAAAGCGGGAGTACCCGGCGCAAGACCTTCATCAAGAGCCTGTTTACCCGCAGCAGACTGCGGTTCATTAGACTTGATATAATCGGTAATCATCTGCTTAGCTATTTCCCGCTTGTCTTTCATTTCCTCACTGGCTAGAGCGCGCAAGCTACCGAGTTCTTCTTTAGCTGCGCCGCTGCGCAGTTCTTGCGCCTTAAGCCGCAGAGCCAGCTTTTCACGTCCGCTTTCGCGTTGACCCTTAGAGTAATCAGCCATTTCCTTACCTGCTAGAGCAAGGTTCTCAGTGAATTGCCCTGTGCGCGTCGGCGAGCCGAAAGCAGCCGCAAGTCGGAAGTACATTTCAGCTTTAGAAGATTGGGCGTCTTCCGGGCTGGCGAGCGCCTTTTGCAGCATGTTGGCAAAAGCGTTAGACTCAGCAGTAGCACGTTCGCGGGCACTCTTAAGTTCCGGGGCGTAAACACTTTCACCGGGGCCGTATTGCTTGAGCATAGCCATGAGACCGGCTTGGCGCGCATTAGGAGCAGTTTCACCGGGAGCGCCCATAGCCGAAGCATCAGCCGCCGCAGCGGTGTTCAAAGCGACGTCAGTCTGTGGAGCTTTAGCAAAGAAATTAGGGCCGGGTTCAACGTGAACGCTGCGACCTTTAGAGGCTAGAACGTCAAAGTCTGGGCCGAATTTACTTTTAAGCGCGCTTAACAGTTCACTCTGCGTCATGTTCGCAGGAGGGCGGAAATCACGAGCGTTGTCCGTTATGTGGTAGCTGTCGGGTACACCGCCAACTTCCCGGTTACGTTCAGGGGTGCGCGCACCACCGGAAACGCCGAGACCGGGCACTACTTCCATAGCTGTCTTTTCAAGCCAAGAGCCTAGCGGGCCGCTGCCCGGAGGCGCACCGTAAGCGTAAGCGTCGTCACCTGCCATCATACCGCTCAAGTCATTAAAGCCGCCGTCAAAGAAGTTAGTCTTGACTTTATATTTCTTAGCAAGACCTTTCACTTCACCGCCGCGAGCTTTTGCCTCTTCATACTCTTCGGGGTCCTTGTAAAGATCACCGATATCGCCAATCGAGCTGGGGAGCGTGAGTGGGGGCAGCGTGAACGGGGGAGTGAAGGTGTAATTCCCTCCAGTAATCCGAGGGTCAAGGGTATTACCAAATGTATTCATGCTATTCAAATTATAGTTACCGTACCCGCTTATTGCCAAATCGTTAAACGTGTTACCCCCACCAAACACGCTCCGGGAACCACCCGCGTTATTAGGTTCCCACTGACTAGACACGTTGATTTGGGGTGGTGGGCCGACCGGGTTGACGCTGAGGTCGTTTAGTCTAAAGTCAGGCATATAACCATCACCGGACACATTTACGCCGGGGATCGTGGCTCCGGGTAAACCGTAATATGAGACAGGGTTGATGTTAAGATCTGACAGCCTAAAGTTAGGCATAACGCCATCCCCGGACACGGTTGGGCCGCGAATTGTAGTTCCGGGCAGGGGAACCGTGGTTCCGGTAAACGAGTTAGGTGCAACATTGTTGACCTGCGTGTTTAATATGTCGCCCCCGCCATACGTATTATTAAGGTCAATATAGTCTGAACCGCCGCCAGCGTTTCCACCGCCGCCCGGAATGCCTCCGTCGGTTGTGTTTGTGGTACCGCCACCACCTCCCGTGCCGCCGCCGGGGCCTCCACCGCCAGTTGTACCTCCCGTACCGCCACCGGTAGTAGTGGTGCCACCCCCGCCAGTGTTTGTAGTGGTGCCCGTCACAGGTGTGTAAACAGGAGCACCGAGAGGAGAACCAAACATGCTACCGCCGCGAGCTTGAGCAGCGTCATAACCAGAGATGCCGTATTTTTGCATCTGCGCTCGCATATCTTGAGCTGTCGGACTCTGCGTAAGAATGTCCCGGACGTTTTTATAATACTGATCCATACCAACACCGCCTTCAGCAGTAGCCGCAGCAGCACCAGCGGACGGACGCGTCTGATACTGCTCCGCACTATAAGTTGGCGTGTAACTCAAACGATCTTGATAATCTGAAACGTATTTGTTATACGCCGCACGGTCAGCCGCAGCCTGAGCAGCATTGGCGTCGGGCTTAGCACCAGCGTACTGAACCATGGTCGGTGTGGCAACCCCGTACCGCCGCATCAGCTGATTAAGTTCGTATCCCATATCTATACTCCTTAGCCCAGGCTATTCAGACCCTTGTACGTATAAAGCCCGGTCGCCAACTGCGAGAGAGGCGATGGCGAAAATGAAGCGCCGGTCGTTGTACCAGTGTTTGTTGTAATCTGCGGAGTGATCGGAGCCAAACCGCGAATCTGCGTACTCAAGAAATCAGCCTGCTGCATCGGATAAAGCTGCTCCCTCATATGCTGCCTTTCAGCAGCACTCAGTTGAGCCTGTTCTTGCTGTTGCTGAGCAAGACCAGCGCCTTCAAGAGATGCGACGTCTGCCGAGCGCATCGCCTGTTCTTGCTGCTGCATGTTAGCCGCCTGCTGCAATGCCGTCATCTGGCGAGCGTAATCCTGAGCCTGAGCAGCTTGGGTTGCTTGAGCTGCACCCAGACCGAACTGCTGTTGAGCCTGACCGGCTTGGGTCTGAGCTTGCGCCAGATTACCCAACTGCGCCATCTGCTGACCGGTCAACTGACCCTGAGTCTGACCGATGTTAGCCAGATTCTGCATCTGCTGAGCAGAAAGCTGACCTTGAGTCTGACCCAAGTTGGCGAACATCTGCGCCTGTTGACCCGTGAGCTGACCGGCGGTCTGCGCCAGATTGCCGTATTGAGCACCACCCTGTAGAATGCGAGAAAGATCTGCGCCGCTGATGCTGCCGACAGTGCCAGCCAACTGACCTTGACGAGCAAGATCGGCCTGAGCAGCGCCGAGCGCCTGACCGTAACCCTGCTGTGCGGCTTGAGACTGAGCGTTGAGGATAGCTTCTTGCGTATCCCGCAGGGCGCGGGAGCCAAACTCACCCATACGGCTAGAACCGAACTGACCCGCCTTAACAAACGTGTCTGCCACGCCAGGCAGCAAGTTCTCTTGCAGGTTGCGAGCACCTTGGCGAGCGATGACGTCAAGAACCCCTTCCTGATACGGCGACATGTACTCGCCGACCTTAGACGCAGTGCTCTGGGCCGAGGCTTGTAGGTAAGGGTTAGCAGCGGACAAAGCCCGCTCAGCCAGAGACTGAGCCGTGCTCATACCGGCCTGACCCATGTAGGGTTGAGCTGCGCCTACAATGTCTTGAGAGGCTGCGCGATTGAGATAAGGTTGGGCAGCGCCAACAGCGTCAATACCCATAGCACGGTTAAGCGCGGGTTGAGCCGCAGCGACGATGTCCATGTTAGAAGCGCGGCCAAACAGGTTTTGCCCTGCGTCAAGGTTCGCGCCGACAAGATCTTGACGGAGGAACCTACCCTGCTCGGCTTTCAACGCGTCTGCGGTGCCTTTGCTACCAAAAGCCTCCATACCCGCTTGAGCGCGGTCCATAGCACCTTGGTAGAAACCTTGGTTGGCTTGAACTTGCTCATAAGCCTGCCTTTGCAAGGGAGATAGCTCCGCCACCGTGGGTAGAGTATATTCTTCAAATGGCTTATTGGCTATGTTCTGCGCAACCTGAATCTGGTTGTAAATAGCGTCCTGCATCCACTTCGGAGTCTCCGTGGATGAAGTAACGTAAGAGGTCGCTGTCTGCGGCGTACCTTGAAACAAGCTGCCCATGTTATGCGACCTCCCTCAGATAAGCAAGCGGTGATTTAGCGTTCGGACTGAATTTACCTTTAGCGAGCGCCTTACCTTTGTGTTTGCGGATGTTTTTACGCATTTCTTCCCAGCGTTCAGCACCCTTTTCAACGGAACCGTCACCCAACATAGCGGTAATTTCAGCGTCCATGACGAATTCACCGTCAGAAAGTTTAGCGTTAATCGTGTCATCGCGACCTGAACCTGAGCCGCGAGCGAACCGAGCAACAGCACTCAACGGACCACCCTGATACATACCCGGTGGTTGCGGTTGGGCTTGCGGTTGCACATTATAATTGCCCCCGGTAACAGTTGGCCAGTTTCGCGCCATGAATTGGCTGAGGCTCTGGTTGTTAGCCGCAGCATCACGTTGCAGCTTTTCCCAATCCCATGTGACTGACGGACGGTTAAAATACTCTTGCTGCTCAGGTGTCATCTGCTTAACCGCCTCTTGAACGGCGGGCGGGGCGGATGACAGCGCCTGAAGCGCCGTAGCACCAAGAGCCAAGGTGCCGAGCGTACCCATACCACCTATACCGCCCCTGCCACCGCTTGCGGGAGCCGTAGGCTGACCCGTGGTTGTGGCCGGAACAGCACCTTTACCCGTGATCCTATCAAAGAATGAAGGTTCATTAGCTTTCCATTCAACCGCATTAGTTTTAGCGTTGAATTGGTAACTGCCGGGTTGCGGTACAAGGTCGATTTGACCCGTCGTAGTGTTCAGCTGGTAGACACCGGGCTTACCGTCAACCGTTACGCCGGTAGAACCGGGCACGTTTTTAACCTGACCGGGCATGTTAGGATCTAACGTCGCAGCTTCACCCGGAGCAGTTTCAGCCTTTTTAAGCGTTTGCAGAACACTTTCAGAAGGCTTGTAAGTCAAACCGCGAGCCAAACCGGACGCCGCGCCTGCCATAGCAGCGGTTTTCGGGTCGTAACCGACCGTGATACCTTGACCGAACGTGCGACCGGCTTGCTGAACACCCTGTTGAAAAGCTGTCGGAGCGTTGACTGTGCCAGCGAGTTCGCCGATAGCGCCACCGAGCACACCTTGGCCGATACCGCGCAGCACACCCTGACCCGTAGCCGCACCAGCAGCACCGCCGATGAGACCGCTACCGAGCACAGCCTGACCCGTGTTACCGAGACCCAAGCCAAGAGCCTTATTAACACCGCCGCCGACTACGCTACCCAGACCACCGCCTGCTCCACCCATCAAAGCGCCTTGCAGCACGTTGCCGCCGCTCAACGCAGATGATGCGCCGCCAATAACAGCGCCGCCGATAACAGCAGCGCCAACACCTGACGCACCCAGAGCCGCACCAATAGCCGTGCCGACACCCGGTGCGATAATGCTCAACGCGATTGGCAACACAGCGCCAAGAATCTTCTTGAAACTTTTGTACTCACGCAAACCGGTGTTCGGGTTAACTGTGCCCTGCCCGCCCATGCGACGAAGGATCTCAGCTTCACGCCGGTTAACATGCACAAGTTCAGTGTCGCCGCCTTGACCGCCGGTTTGCAGCTTACGTCCTGCTACAGACAGACCGCCGCGAGAAAAACCGCGCTCACCAAGGCGGTCTTGCAAACCGTAAAAAGCAACAAGCAGGGAAACAACGAACACTTGATCAAACTGCTCAGGCATCATCCCCGGCTCGATGATACCGTCCTGAATGGCCGCAGCGAGCACTTCTTGATACTTATCAGGGTTCTGAAGAACAAACTCAAGCAGGGCGATTGCTTCGTCAAGATCTTCCGGCACGATGGGCATCCGCGCCACCTGCTCTTCCATGACGTCAACCGCTTTGGCATACTGCGGGTCGCTCGCAGCCATCTGCATGATAGCGTTTTTAATGTCCATATTACCCTCTGCACCAAGCATGTGAATGATAATCTTCGGCTAGAAAACCGTAAATGTGCAGGTCGTCATCAACGAATGCGCTGCGCATAACACCTTCTAGCTTGAATCCTAAATGCTCAATGAATTGTTTACATACCTCATTCTTTCCTCGAACCAAAGCGGTAACACGCGCAGCTCGTAACATTTTGAATGCGTATGAAAAAACCTCATTAAACAAAGTGATCGTCGCTTTGGGGGTCGCCCACCGGGGTTCCCCTGCGATATTAAGGTCTACGTTACGTGGGGTAAAGTTGCTAAACACCACCACACATTTGAAATCACCTTCATCATCAACTAACGACATGGCTCTGAACAACGTAGGTGCAGCTGCAACGTCAAGGCGCTCACGCGCCCAAACTTCCGCTTCTTCCTCTCGTTCAAAACCAATAAACTTCATTACTCTAACACCTGACAAAATCTCTCCGCCCACTCGCGCCAGTTGTCAAAACTATACGGCACTGGGAAATTCTCACGCAACGTCATGTTGTTCAAAAACTGCATTGCCCAGTTTTGCCATTGGTCTTCTATGTCTAAACGGCCAAACGCACCATACGGATCCAAGTCGAGCGCGATTTGGTCTGCCCAATCTCGCAGCGACATACCCGTCGGTAGAGTGACGCGAATGCTCATCCCAACACCGTCTTGTCTCCGGTCGAAATGTGACCGATGATCTGACCCATTTGGTAATTACCGTAAACCGCGTTGCTTTCAAACCGCACTCGCAGTTCGCGGCGCTGCTCTTTGAGCATAACAATCTGCTGCTGAGGCTCAGTAATATCGTTTGGATCAACAAACGTAAAGATACTACTGAAGACTTCTGGGGCACGAGCGTTAGCGCGACCCGTAACCTGCACGGTCATGGGGCCGTTCTGCACGAAGTCCGGTTCAATCCGGGTGATTCGCACATACTCATTTTTACCCTGAACCACAGACGACAAATCGGCGGTTTCAAAGAAAGAGCGGATTGGGTTGATGTTAGGGCCGTCAATTTCATCAACACCCTGCTCTTGAACCCAGACGCGGTAATCGTTGCCAACCCCTTCAACTCCGGTCAAGATAGGCGCGGCGAATGAGTTATTGAACGAACCTGCTGAGCGACCCAGATTGGGTAGTTCAGTATCGTACCAAGTGTTCTCACGCACGTTGTAAACGACGGCATGGGTGCACTCGATAGCGTCACCTCGCGGGTAGCACCACCACACCTCACCGTAGCGCGGCACTTTGAAAGCGAACACTTTGGTGCTTTCCCGAGGGTTTATACCATCAAAGAAGTAGTTCAGGTTCATCTGGTTAGGCACTTCACGCACCACACCGTTGAACATCATGAACCGGTCTGTACCGCACCAAAAGAACACACCATCGTAATCTACGACGCAGTTTTCAGAAATAATTGACGTGTCAGTCGCGACCACGTCAAACTGAAAAACATTAGCGCCGCCGGTAAATGTAGCGCGAATTACGGCGTCGTAAGCCCAAAAGATACCAGCGGGGGCGCTACCTGAACCTGCACGCAGAGGTAGACCCTTGATGATCTTTTGACCCCAAACGCGAGCTAAACCAGCGCCGTTGGCAAAATCGGTCAGGTTAGTGGGTTCACCCGGCTTACTCCAACCGATGATACCGTCCGTACCATAGTAGAACAAATACGGGTGTAACGATACGATACCGCCAGTGACGTTTGCGTCTGCCGGTAGTTTGACAGATTTGAGCAGCCCGGTACCCAACACCTCGCCAAAGAATATCTGCCCATCAACGTCGTTGCAGATGCAATCCATGTTAGGCGCAACGTGCGCGATAAGATAGTTTTGGTTCGTGGAAGAATCGTACTGATAGTCAAACATCCACATATTGTAATTGTCAACTATGAGGGCATCCGAACCGCCGCTCATGTTAGTTTTGGTCGTCGTGAGAGTAGTCGCACTAACGATGATGTTACCGTTAGAGGCGGATCCAGCAGCCGAAGCTGTAATGTTAACAGTCGCGCCGACCGCAACCGCCGTGTAATTCGGGACGGACGTGTGCGCAGTGATGTTTGCCGCAACCGCAGTGGCCGTAGCCGCCAAACTGGTGGCATAGCTAACCGGAGCAGACATAATAGATACACCGTCAACGGTGATATCATTAATAGACCCGGCAGCGCCGCTCGTCAATGTTACGGAGCCTGTGGCGGTCGCAGCTACCGGGGTGCGACCTGTAACAATAGAACTGTTACCGGTAGCGTCAATGGTGAACCGCTCAAGAGTGCTTCTACCGCCAGAGTGGCAGTAAATAAAGTTCATCTGCGTGAAGTTAGCGAACCCCCGGCTGATCTCTTGCAGATATTTCTGAGTCGCCTTGTAGCCGCCCATTTTGCGCGGCAGACCGCGCTGCCAGCGAACCCACTGGCCGTCAGTGTAAAAGTCCCCTTCGAACTTAGTCCCATCCCGCTTAATGCCGGGATTAGATTTCAGAACGATCGTGGTATCAGGCATTAGAACGAGCCTCCGTTAACCGCACCAGCGGGAAGCGCACCCAGCGCCGCATAAGCTGCTGCCCCGTCAACAGCGGTGAACACGCCGATACCGACCGAAGTGCCGCCCAAGTTAATGAGCGCCGCCCCGGCAGTGGTCGCCCCGGTACCACCCTGAGAAACGTCTAGAGGGATAGAGACGCCAGAAGTGTCAGCATCCAGCACGTCGGTACCGTCGCAATACAAGATTGCTCTCTGGCCACTAGCGATGCTGACGCCGAGACCGGCAGAAGTCTTGATAGTGAAAGTGTATGATCCCGTCGTGCGGTTGTCAACCCAGTATTGCTGCACCGTGGCGGGCACAATGATGTTACGGTTACCGGTGAGCAACCCCGTAAACCGGTATGCTACGCGGTTCAACTCTGTGCCGGTCAACGCATAATTACCCGTACCGGGCACGTTGATCACGGTATAGTCAAAAGCAAAAGTTGCTGACTGGCCGAAACCGATCGTGTAGAAGTTAGCCCCGTCACAAGCGATGATGGCGGACTCGCCGGGTTGAAAACTCAGAAACGGCGCGCCGTTAATACTAGTGACACCCGGAGCGTCAGCTGACACCGCCCCTGTACCCGAGTTGCGCAGGTAAACGAACCAGTTATTAGCGATGATAACCGGGTCTGGTAGCGTGAAGGTTCCTGCTGCTCCCGTCCAGTTAAACATTCTAGCGCGGTCGGCCAACGTCGTCGTGTAGTTAGAATTGAACTCCGTCACCGGCACAGATTGGCTGAGCAGCGCGCCCGTAGCGACGATACCCGTACCGGCCAGCGCCGAAGCGTTAGCGGTAGAAGTTGTGGCACCGTATTGTAGGATGTTCCAAGAGCCGCCTTCGGTCGTGTTGTTTGTCAGGTAGACCTGCCAAACTGTACCGCTCGCAATTGATACGACCTGCACCCCCACAGCGTTCTTGACGATGAATGTGGAGGAACCCCGGTTGTTAAACAGGATAGTCTCGCCGGTACCCGCCTTCATCGCATCGGGCAGGAAGATGCTCAACCCGGCGGTAGACGGGGTGACGTCTATAATGCGAGTCGCTAAGTTGTTGCTAGCAGAAGTTTCTTCAGGCCAGCTGAGTACGACATCAACGGTTAGCGTAATCGCACTGTAGCTAATTTCAGAAGGATAGATGTTCGCGCCGCCAAAGACGCCAGTGTAAACTGTCATTATGCTTCACTCCGGTTTGCCGAGCGATCCAAGATACGCTTGAGGTCTTCACCGTTCAAGGCTTGCGCGGCACGATCGTACATGGCTTGCCACAATTGAACACGCTCATCGCTCTTCAAGAATGGGGTTGCCTCGAGCAACGTCGCGTAAAGCAGCAGATCAGGTGCGTACTCAGTGAGCCAGTTCGTCTGGAAATCATCGCCTAGGAACCGGGGCTGCTCGTAGTACAAAATTTCAAGGGTCTGCGCCGTCGCCGGGGGAGGCGTAATCAGCCAGTGCTGGTAATCGTAGTCGGCGTAAAACTGTGGTGTCGCAGTGGAGGCTTCATCAGGCCAGTAACTGCGGCAATACTCGTAAGAACGGGCGAAAATCGGGTTGTTGTCAACGGTCATGCTGACGGTGTCGCGCCAGCGGTCTGGCTTCATGTAGACTGCTACCCCGGCCTGCAACGGGGTCTGCACTGCGCGGATGAAGCCTTGAATCTTCAATTCACGAGCGATACGGCGCTCGCCTAGCGTCACTAAGCGAGGTAACTGGTCATAAACGATCTGGTCGCTCTCTTGAGTGAAACCTCGCTCAAGGTAACGACGCACGTCTACCAGCAAGCTGTCGTACGTCATGCTGTAGCTCATAAATACTCCGATGGTATTAGCAGCTGATTCAGCATGCGCCTGTGTGTTGAATTATAGGCTTGAAAGGTGCCAAAAGGCAACTCATTTCAGTACCTAGCGAACGAAACAATCACAACCTTAGGATTCAGTCCCTTCAGAGCGATTGGTTTGGGCAGTCATTCTCGCAGAGGCACACCCACTTAGAATTGTGTTTTTCTACCTCTTTAACGGTTTCGACGCTGTCTCTGGCAGTGTCATAGCTAAGGGGTTTAGCTATGCGGCAGTAATCACTGATCACCACTGGAGCGGTCGAACCGGTTGCGCAGCCGCTTGTCACGCACAATGTCAGAAGCGGCAACAACAGTTTCGGCTTTTTTAACACGGGATTCAACCTCCTTGACGGCGTCCAATGCAGCCTCTTTGCGTCCCTGCTCGATGAGCTGCTTCTGTTTACACCACGTAAGTGTGGTAGAAAGAACGCTCAGCAGGGACGCAAAAAGTTTCACGTCAAGGCTTCTTTTCAGCCAAGACGATCGCAGCCAGACCCGCAACCGCCATAACTACAGCAGCCGCAGCTTGATACAACGGTTCAGCGATGCCTACTGCGGCAGCAAGACCAGAGAAACCAGCGTAAGTGCTGGGTTCACGCAAACGATTTAGAATGAAATCAACCATATAAACTCCTATCCTTCATTAGTAGAAACAACGCCCCCTCGCATTTGAACCGGGGCACCATACACGGGGACACCTTTTGGCCAACGTGTAGCTATGCATCTCGACTTTGCCAGCATCATAACATTCACGCTGTTCTGCTGGTTACCGCCGAGAACATGATAATACAACGGATCTTCTCCGACGTAGAACCCTACGTGGCCACCACCATCACGTGAGAAGACAAGGATGGCACCGGGCGCAAGTCGGGAGGAACGTAGCAAAGAGCCGTAGTCTCCCCAGACCCGCGCACGATACCATTCTTTAGGTACGGGTTGATCAGAAGCCCGGAGGCAATGAGCAACAAAAGTTCCGCACCACGGCGTCTCGTCATCTTTCCACCAAGCACCCAGCGAGATACCCCAGTTCACAATCTTAGAATTGTGACGCTTACCGGGGATCTCCCGTAGCCCGATGTGTTTTCGGGCTTCAATGAGCCATGGTGGTTCGATCACGGCCACCCTCAATGTTTGGTACTGGCCTCCGACGCTGCGTAGACGCCGGAGAAACAATACGCGCCAAAATGCCCAAGCTCGCACCATGGCGCGGCCCAGACCGTTCCTTTATATTTACGATATTCGTGGCAGAAATGATAGTCCTCGGACAGCAGTTGCCCATCCGTTACGCCAACTTGAAAAAAGTCGTAGACGGGCTGGTTGTCCGGGATGCTCGCGCCGCCGTTCGTGTACGTCTGGGTGTGTGGCGCAAGGTCTTCAAACACATCGCGGCGGATCAGCATAAAGCCGGTGCCGATGTGCTTGACCTGAAACGGCTCGTTTGCGTTGACCATGTCGTGGCCGTCGAGCTTGTTGAGGTTAAAGATGCCCGACAGTGTGGCGAGGTTTTTGTGGCCCAGCACCGCCCCCTGCCGCACCCGGTCCCAGTTCATGCCTTTCATTGGCACCGGGCCGCCGATGATGCCCTTGTCGGCCTTGATCATCAGGGCGATGTCGTTCGCCCGGAAACGCTGGTCGGCGTCGATAAACATCAGGTGGGTGGCGTCTTCCATTTGCAGGAAGTGGTGGGCGATGGTGTTGCGCCCACGCTGGATCAGGCTCTCATTGCCGAGGAAGATGCAGGTCAGTTTGATGTCGTACTGCATACACGCCTCCTTGAGAGCCAGAAGGCTCTGCGTGTATTCGGTGCACATCATGCCCCCGTAGCAGGGCGTGCCGATGACGAGGTGCATCACTCACCTGTGATCTGGGGGACGTTCGTCAGGCTCTGGCGGTCGAGCAGGCTGAAGCCGCGATAGGCGGCGAACTTGGCGGGATCGTCTGCCCACTTGTCGGCGCACGCCTCAAGCCACTGCACGGTCATCTCGTGCGTGGGGGCCTTGCCCTGACTGATGAGTTCGTTTTCGAGGTTGAGGTAGGCAAAGACCTCGGCCTGCGCCTGCGCGGCGTTGATGCCCAGATCGAAGAGGTAGATCATGTTGCCCTCGTCGATCACGCCGTTGCGGCTGCGGGCGGCGTTGAGCCCCTGCTTCATGCAGGTCATGATGTGGTAGCGGCACTCCTCCCGCTCGTAATCCTCTTCGGTGATCTCGTCCCTGCCGAGCTTCTCCAGCAGTTGCTTGTGCTGATTGGCGAAGAAGTTCATCTTGCGAAGCGCGCCGTTGACGTGGTTCTGGGTGCCGTCCAGTTGGCTCTGGATTTCGAGGATTTCGATCTCCAGCATCTCGCGGTCGAGGGCTTCGGTGGCGGCGGCAAGCTCTGCCTCCTTGCGCTTCAACTCCACCTGCTTCTTGCGCGCGGAGATGTACGCCTCTTGCAGGGCGGACTTGGTGCGGTCGATCTCCGCCAGCGTGTGCTTGATCGAGCGGATTGGCGTGATGGCCGTCACGTCCAGCGCCACCTGCATGAACTGGCTGTGCGACTTGTAGAAGTTGCTGGTGTCCCGCGCGATGGCGGGCAGGCGCTCCTGAATGTTGGCCAGCATCGTGCGATATTCAGGTTTGGCGGCAGCGAGCGCTGTCCCCATGTCAGTGAGTACGAGGTCGTTCATTGCTGTGCTCCTTGCGTTGAACGGGTGGGTTATAGGCCGCCATGGGCGCTGGAACAGCCGGAAACACCGCTGCGTGCAACCGTTAGATCACCAAAATCAGTTGCGTTGCCGGTGGTGGCAATTGTAACGAAATCAATAACGTTCTGTCTAGTGTAAGAAGTGTTTTTCCCACCAGCAAAAACACCGCGAGTGCTAGACGCGCAACCAGCCAATCCCGTTCTTCCAACAGTCAAATCGCCAAAATCAACTGCGTTACCTGTAGACGCAATAGTTATGTACGAAATTGTGTTAAAACCCGTAATGCCTTCCCCGCCCCCAAAAAGGCCCCGTGTCGAGTTGGCGCAACCCGCAAGCTCAACTGGCGTGCCTGTCAAATCACCAAAATCCGTAGCGTTGCCAGTGGAAGCAATTGTTACATAATCGATGACATTCAACAAAGATGCGTCTATCCCACCAGCAAAAACGCCCCGCGTGGCTGAAGAGCAAGCCCCAAGTGCGTATCGCCTAACAGTTAGGTTTCCAAAACTGATCGCATTACCCGTACTCGCGATAGTGACGTAGCTTATTACGCTTGACTGGGGAGTAATGCCGTCATTCCCGCCACCAAAAAGCCCACGGGTAGATGAAGAGCAACCCGCCGCGTCTCTTACTGACGCTGTCAGAGACCCAAAAGAAGAGGAAGACCCAGTGGTCGCAAATGTTACGAAACGAATTGCGGTTCCACCGCCTCCGAATGTAGTGGTGCCCCCACCCCATAAGCCGCGAGTGGAAGAGGAGCACGAAGCCGTCCATGCAACCTCAGCCCCTAGATTGCCAAAAGTAGTTGAATTGCCCGCTGTGGAAATGTTTATATAATCAATCGTTTTAGTATCAGTGTCGGTTCCGCCTCCAAACAGCCCAATCGGCGCCACATTCCCCGCAATTGGCCACAGCCCCTGCTTCGTCCAGAAGGCCGCCTCGGCCAGCGTCCACACGCCGGGAGCCGCGCCGTTCTGGAACGGGCCAGCGGGCGTGACGGGTGTCTTGCGGATCAAGCCGCCGGGCCAGTTAGACACGTTATAGTCCTCCGTGGCTGTCAGAGCAGGCGGCGGGCTGCAAGTTTGCAGAAATAAGATCGCCGAAGTCTGTTGCGTTGCCAGTGGTTGCAATCGTCACAAATTGAATGGTGTTTTCGGCACTACCTCCTTCGCCGCCTGCAAACAGCCCCCGCAAATTCGAAGAACACGAGGTCAAGTTTCTTTGCGCAGCCATAAGGTTCCCAAAACTCGTAGCATTGCCCGTGGTAGCGATAGTTACATACCCTATAGTAGCAACGTCACTGCCGGTATTCCCGCCACCAAACAAACCACGCGTGCTAGACGAGCATCCGGCAAGAAGCCAAGGAGCTACCGTTAAGTCCCCGAAGTCAATGGCGTTACCAGTCGTCGCGATGGTTACATAATCAATTATATTTGATGTTGTTGAGCCGCTGTCCAGACCCCCACCAAACAAACCCCGCGTAGAGGAAGAGCATGAGGCCGAACCTCGGCGGGCTAAAGTCAAATCACCAAAATCAATTGCGTTACCGGTCGTAGCGATAGTGATGTATTCTATCGTATTTGAGATGCTTCCACTTGTATTAACACCTCCTCCAAATAGGCCGCGCGTGCTAGAGGAGCAACCAGCAAGCAATGAACGGCCATCTAACAAGTCACCAAAATCAGTCGCATTTCCGGTAGTTGCTATTGTTACATA